GTGTTCAGCGCCACGCAGAACGACTTGGCCTTGTCGATGGCCAGCGTCACCGAGTTGCGAGACGGGTACTGCGGCACGAGGCCGGCACCGATCACGTAGTCGCTGACGGTGATATCGGGAACCGTGCGGATCACGACGTTGGCGCCGTAGCCGGAGATTTCGCCTTCGTAGTCGGTCGACGCGATCTCACCGAAAACGGTGGTCTTGTAGAACTTTTCGACCAGCTTGCCCGACCAGACCTCGGGGATGAAACGGACACTGCCCGACGGGCCGTAGTCGGGAATGCCGGATGCGCGTTGGACGCCCATGATTTGCTCCAGGATGTTGGAGCCGCCCTGTCGTCAGGGTCGGCTTACAACAACTGCAGCCGCTTCTCGAAAGCCAAGCGCTTTTCTTCCGGGTAGTTCCGCCCACGATTGATCGAACAGAGCCGGTAATGCTCTTGGATCTCCGCCGGGGTCGGGGGCACTTGGGACAGATCACGCGCGGCCGGCGGCGTAGGCGTCGCTGGGACGCCCGGGCCGGCCGGGGGCGCGACTGGCGGCTGCGCCCTGGGTGCCAGCGTCTGGACGAAGGTATTCACGGTGGCGGCGATTGCTCGCGCGTCGGCGTGGCTCTTCGCGATATCCAGGGCTGACTGGCGGGTGTTGCCAGTGCGCGGGTCGATCTGTCCGAGCCAGTCGCGCCAGTCCTGCCGCGCATCGATCTCTCGCCAGTTCGGCGCGGCTTCATCGAGGGCATCGATGAACGCGCGTTGCTGCCGCTGCTGTGCGGTCTCCTGCTCGGAGGCCCGACGCGCTTCTTCTTCAGCGCGCTGGGCGGCGAGCACCTGGTCGACGTGCGACTGTGCGGCCGCGACTGCGGTCTGCACAAGCGTCGTCGCTTGGTCCTCGCCGAGCGCCTCGATTTGCTCGGGGCGAAGCAGGGTCTTGAGATCGGGGGCGGGCGCGGATCCAGCCTTCAGGGCTCGAATCTGTGCCTCCAGATCGGCGATCTTTTCCCGATGCGCGGCATCGCGGCTATCAGCATTCCGGCGCTCTTCTTCCAGCTTCCCCTGGAGCACTGAAAAACGGTGCCGCCAGTAGTTCGGGTCGTTGGCGCGAGGGTCGGTTGCCAGCTTCGGATCGCGGTAGGGTTGCAGGTCGCCGTCGGGCGGTGTCGTGGTGGTTTCAGCCGGTGGCGTGGGCGGTGTCGTCACGTCATCGCTCGGGGGCGGCGTGTCGATCGTCTGCTCGCCATTGGGGGGCGCATCCAGCGCATCGAGGATCTCTTGCCCGCGTTGCACGCGGTCGCGGATCTGTCGAGGCAGGGGCTTTTCGAGAGAGGCTGCGGTCGTCATTGGTTCAGGTCTCCACGATCCTCGGGCATCTGGGCCATGCCGCTGGGCGTCGGGCTAGGTTGCGTTGCAGGGAAGCTCATCACGAGGGGTTCCCTGTTTCCGCTGTCGCCGGCACAACACGGCGTTTCAGCGGCGAAGAGGTGCGGTCGAACCTCTCTTGCGCCTTGGTCACATCGTCGATCAGCTCGGCCAGGAGCTGGGCGCGACCCTGCGACCTCAAGACGTCCTCACCGATGGCCGTGCGCAAGCGCCGGTCCGCGTCGGTGAGTTTGCGCTGCAGCAGCTCCACCAGCAGACGGCCATCCGGCGAACGCGCGAAGCGCCGCAGGAAGTCGAGGTCTTGCTGGTCGAGCCGTTCCATGGACCCGGATTATGCGACCGAGTCGGTCAAATGACGATGTAGCCGAAGACGACGGTGTAAACGCGCGCTGACGTAGATGTCGAAACGAATCGAAGTTCCGCCTCGTCGTTGGTCGTATCGGCCTGCACTCCAACGACCCCCACTTCGGTATTGTTGTTGAGGATGCCACCGACGCCGACACATTGGCTTCCGCTGCCGAAGTTGCTTGTCACCGGCAGCGAGCAGCGCAGCTGAGTGAAGGTGCCGCTCGCTGTTGCGGTGACGCTCACGCGCGTGAAGACCAGCACCGCGTTGCCAACCCGGATCCAGCCAGAGACGCTCGCGCTGGTGGCGGAGACGTTCGAAACGCCGGTCAACGTCGGCGTGTAGGTGCTGTATATATTCGACCCTGTCAGCAACCCGGCCAGCGTCACCAGCCCTGCTGAACTAATGGTGATTGCAGTCGCGCCGGCCGTGGCCAGAGTCATTGAATCGGTGTTGTTGTCGTAGTTGACGGCTCCTCGGTTCGCTGCATCGGTGTCTCCGAACCGAAGGCCTGCGGTCGCCGTGTTGCCGCTGATGATCTGCGCCAGTGCCGTGCTGCCAGCGGCAACAGAGCCGGCAAGTGTTAGTACGGTGCCTGCCGTCAAGGCTGGCAGAGGTGATGCCCCAAGCCGGTCGATGAACGCCTTCGTGTTGCTTGGGATCGCTACGTTATCGCCGACAACGAGCGCTGATCGCAGAGTCGTGTCACCGACCACGTTCAAGGTCGTTCCAACGGTTGCAGCAGCGCTTGCGGCGAGGGTTCCGGTAGCTGTAACTGATCCAGCGAACAGCGCGGCCAAGTTCTGGGACAGTCGCAGAGCCTCTGCCGGCGCGGCGGCGCCGTCTGGTGAGACCATAAACAGCAGGCGGCTCGGCATGTCACCAGTCCCTGGCGTGCCGTCGACCTCAGCTGTGATCCGCGCGCCTTCGCGGAACTGGGTGCCGTCGCTCCCGAAGAAACTGATCAAACCCAGGGGGTCATCGGCCGCCACGATCGTCTGCGTGCCGGGGGCCGCCCCGCGCGAGTGCCCGAGAAAGATCGCCGGGCCGCCCGCAGCGGCGTCAAAACGGCTCACGGCGAAAAACGATTCGGCCGCCGTGGAACCGGCCACCTGCCAGTTTGGGGTGGCAGCTCCCGTCGTGAAATAGCTCTGCAGAGCCGCGGTTGCACTGTTGATGGCCTGGGGCAGCCGCGACATCCCGGCCACCGACAGGACACCAGCAGAGCTCAGCGTCATCGCTGAGGCGTTGTTGGTGTAGAACGAGAAACTGTCGGTGGCGTTGTCGTAATCGATCCGGCCTTGGCTGGCCGCGGCGCTGTCCCCGAAGCGAATACCAGCCGTGCCGCTCGCGCCGGCGATGTTGACCAGGTAGTTATTGTTGGTCGCCGTGTTGTTGCCCTGCAGGGTCAGCGCCGTGCCGCCCGGCAGTGTCGGCAACGTGCCAGTCCCAAGCCTGTCGATCAGGACACGCGTATTCGCCGGGATGGCGGCCGAGTTGCCAATCACCATCGTCGTCTGGGCGTTGACGTGCCCGGTGACGGTGAGGCCGGCGAAGGTCGGCGGGTCACCGGTGCCAAGGCCCAGGGTGGTCGCGGCGTTGGCGGCGGTCGTGTCGTCGAGCAGCGTTCGCGCGAAGCTGGTGAGCGTCGTCAGTGCCGCTGTACCTGCGCCCGTGAAGTAGGGCAGCTGATCGGCGGCACTCACAAGCCCGGCCAGGGCCTGCAGTTCGGCGTCTTGAGCTTGCACGTCGGTACCGATCACGAGGCCAAGCGTCGTGCGCGCCGCGCTGGCGTCGGCGTCGTCGATCAAACTTCGCCCGAAGGCAGTCAGCGTGGTCACTGCAGCCGCGTGCAGACCGGTGAAGTAGGGCAGCGTGTCGGCTGCAGTGGCCAGGCCCGCCAACGCGTCGAGGTCGGCGTCCCAGGCCTGCACGTTCGTGCCCGGCACCAGCGCGAGCAAAATCTGCGCAGCCGGCGCGTCGGCGGCACCGAGCAGGCTCAGACCGAAGGCGCTGGCCTGGCTGTCGTCGAGCTTGGCGTCGAGTGCCGACTGCAGATCGGTCTGATCCGACAGCGTGCCGGTGATGTCGCCCCACGCGACGGCAGGGAACGACTCGTCGTTGACCTGGGCATACAGCTCTTCGAAGTGCGGCATGGCGTCAGACGGTGGCGCGGGCTACTTCCAGGCCGCCGGCGGGCATGATCGCCTCCGGAGCCTCGGCGCCGCTCTTGTTCGACAGCGTCGTCTTGACGATGTCGCCGATCAGCTTCATCAGCTGCTCTTGCTGGCGCTGCGCGGCATTCTCGCGAGCCTGCGCGGCACCGGCCTCGGTGCGCTGCTGCTCGACCTGCAGCTTTGCCTGGGTATCGGCCTGCTGCGCCTGGGCCTGCTGCTGAGCTGCCGCGGCCTGCGCGCGGGCTGCCTCTTCCTGCTGCTTGTCGACGGCCTCGTCATCGGGCACGGTGCCTGGCCGGAGCTCCATCGTGTCGGCCACCTCCCGCAGCACTGCGGCGCGGCCCTTGGCGCCGATGATCTGCATGTCGAAGGGGTTGGCCGTCATCTGCAGGAACTGCATGCGCCGCTGCTGCGCCGAGTCCTTGATGAGGATCGCCGACGCGCCGCGGGCCACGGCCTTACAGTCGCCCTTGATGCTCTCGTCGCTGTTGTAAAGCATCTCGTTGACGAAGACCGCGCCGATGTTCGGTTGGATGACGTGCATGTCGATGTTGCCGATCGCCCGACGCAAGCCCTTGGCGGCGCTGTTGAGCAGCATGGCCAGGCCCGATGCGGTGTCGCCGGCGCCGCCCACCCGCTCGTTGCCGTAGGTGTAGCGCGGGATTCCGGTTGAATCGTCGGCGCGGATCTCCCACTTTTCATAGGCAGCGTTGAGGTTCGCCGTGTTGTCCTGCGGCTGGAAGAAGCCGATCCCCGGGTTGGTCCCTGCGGTGGAATCGCTCTTGAGCTGGAACATGCGCCATGGCGCGATTTCGACGCTGTTCTCGCCATCGGCCAGCCGATCGGAGTGCACCCAGCCCATCGGGCCGCTCGCCATCGACAGGTTATCGGCCATCGCGCAGGCCAGGGCGTTGCACATCTTCTGCGGCGTGCTGGCCAGGTCAGGCACAGACTGCCCCCAGAAGGCGCCAGGGATCTCGTCATAGCAGGCCTTGCGGTACGGCCTGGCGCCCAGCGGATCCGGGTTCAGTGCGGCATAGATCACGTACCGGCCGACGATGATCACGTTGCACTCGTAGTCGCGCGTCGGCTCGTCTACCTCGACACCCCACGACATCAGCTTCCAGCCCGGCACGCTGCCCCAGTAGTTCAGGGCGTCGATCACACCTGGCGGGCTGAGCCACATGTACATGGATTCCTGGGTCAGGCGCTGACGCTCGGCCTCGGTCCACAACCAGCCCTCCATGTGGCCGCCGCTGTAGTCTCGCAGCGCGAGGTCAATTTGCTCATCCTGGAAGCCTGGCAGGCCCTTCAGGTCGTACAGGCCGGAGCGCCACAGGCGCATGCGCTCGATAAAGTCGCCTTTCTGGCAATCCTTCGCGCTTGGCGCCGGGTAGGCGTCGAACGGGCTGAGTTGCTCCCAGCATTGCTTTGGGTCGTTGTTCACCTTCGGCACCCAGCCGTCGGCCCACGTCAGCGACTGCACGCGCTGATACACCGGGCCCTTCAGGATGGCGGCCGGGTAGGTGACGAAGTCCTCGACAAAGGCATCCATGGCCGTGGCCCAGTTGCCCTCGGTGAGCCGGTCGTCGATCTGCCTTTCCATGCGCCGAGCGCGCACGTCAGCGATCTTCTTCACGGCCTGCTCGGCCTCGGTGCGCAGCTTCTCGCCCAGCTCGGCCACC